ACAAGTTTGTTCATTTAATATCCAACTATTATATGGTTTTTTAGGAATGAAAGCATCTCTGTCTTCATCGTAAGTATAACCTATTCCTGCATGATTTTTTCTAAATGGAGTTCCTCCTAATAAATGAACTCCTCCAACAGTATTATAGGAAGTTTGTTTCCATATTGGCCAGCCATATAATTCATTTAAGAATTGAATACCTAATTCTTCTCTTTCAATACCTGAAGAATCTTTTAATACTTCATTAACAACAGAAACAACTTCTATAACTTTTGAATTTAATCCTATTTTTGCAAAACTAGCCATTATGTTGTATAACTCCCTGAACCGTTAAATTGTAAAATTGTATTGCTACCTGAAGTTGTAACTGTTGGTGATCCTGTTGTAGTTCCTGAATATCTAGTTGTAAGCATACTTAATATAACAACTCCTTTTCCACCTGCACCAGCATTTCCAGTTGCATTTCTACCTTGTCCACCACCTCCTCCACCTGTATTTGCAGTTCCATTTGTAGCAGCTACAGTATCAGCACCAATAGAACCATTACCTCCACCTCCAGAACCTCCTGTTCCAGCAGTACCACCCAAATAAGTTCCTCCACCACCACCCCCAGCTCTTGTAACTGAAGAACCAGTTATTGACGAAGCTGTACCAGCACCACCATTACCAGCTTGAGATGCACTTGGTGCAGTTTGTCCAACAGCACTAGCACCACCTCCTCCACCAGCAGGATAATTTGGTCCAGAAACTAATCCATTACCACCATTATTACCTTGACTTGGCGATGTACTTGGTGTGTTTCCTGATCCTCCTGTATTTGAAGTTCCATCTCCATTACCACCCCCACCAGAACCACCATTTACTCCAGCATTATAAGCACCATTTCCAGTTCCAGATCCTCCACCACCACCTCCAGTAGAAGTAATTGTTGTTAAACCTGAACCTGATATTGAAGAATTTGAACCACTAGTTCCTTGTGTGTACAAGGCAGCTCCTCCAGCACCACCATCTCCTACTGTTACTGTAATTACTGTTCCTGATGCAATATTAGTTTGAGTTGATGTTCTATATCCACCAGCACCCCCACCTCCACCAATATTAAAACCACCACCTCCTCCACCAGCAATTACTAAAAAATCTATATCAACTACTTGTGGTACTTCATTAGTTACATCATCATCAGAAATTGGAATCCAACCTTGTGTAGAATCCGCATAAACTAATTGTACCGTTTGTCCAGCAGTATTATAAACTGGATTTGGTGAAGTATATCCTTGAAATTTTAATGAATTTTGATTTAATGTTAAAGCATTTGTTCCCCATTTTCTATTGTAATCTGTAAATATAATTTGATCACCATTTGATGCTGAAGCGGGTAGCGTTACTGTAATAGCAGCTGTTGATGTATTAACAAAGTAACCAACATTAGCAGAAACTGTTAAAGCTGATGTTACAATATTTGAAGTCCAAACAACTCCATCAAAACCAAAGCCAGATACTGACGCACCAGTAGCCAAGGTAACTGTATCACCAGTCGTTCCTACTGTAAGTGTGTTACCAGTATACGATGCAATTTGATTTACTTTAAGTAAAGGCATTATTCAACTAGCTCCCAGTTTTTAAGGCTCTCGTTCCAATTATACATATTACCATCATTAGGTTTAACTATTGGTGCTTCCCAAAGACAAGTATTTTCATTTAATATCCAACTATTATAAGTTTTTTTAGGAATAAAAGCATCTCTGTCTTCGTCATAAGTATAACCTATTCCAGCGTGATTTTTTCTAAAAGGTGTTCCATTGTTATTATGAACTCCTCCAAAAGTATTATAAGATGTTTGTTTCCAAATAGCCCAACCCGTAAGCTTAGTTAAAAAATCTATACCAATAGATTCTTGTTCAACTCCATTTGAGTCATGTAATACTTCATTAACAACAGAAACAACTTCTATTACTTTTGAATTTAATCCTATTTTCGCAAATGATGCCATTATGTTGTGTAACTCCCTGATCCTGTAAATGTTAAAACTGTCTTTCCAGCAACTCCTGTTGCAACAGTTGGAGAACCAGTAGTTGTTCCTGTATAATTTCCATCAGGCATACTTAATATAACAACTCCTTTTCCACCTGCATAACCATTTATTGCATCACCTACGTATCCGCCTGCTCCACCTCCGCCACCAGTATTTACTGTTCCTGCTGAACCAGTACCATTTGGTACAGCTCCTCCACCACCATTACCGCCTCCACCAGTTCCACCAGTTCCTCTTGTTGAATCTGATTGTTGAACTATACCTCCACCTCCACCACCAGCTCTTGTAACTGAAGAACCTGTGATTGAAGATGCTGTACCAGCACCACCATTACCAGCTGTTTTAGAAACAGCATTAGCACCTACAGCTCCAGCACCTCCACCTCCTCCTGCTGGTCCATAAGAAGGTTGTGCAAAAGCATTACCACCAGCATTACCTTGACTTGGAGATGTACTTGGAGTATTTCCAGCACCACCCGTACCTATAGTTCCACTACCAGTTGATCCCCCACCTCCACCTGATCCACCAGAAGTTCCATTAACTTCAGGAGATCCACCACCACCTCCACCAGCAGAAGTTATTGTTGTTAAACCTGAACCTGATATTGAAGAATTTGAACCACTATTACCAGTACCGACACCTCCACCACCAGCACCCCCATCACCAACTGTTATTGTAATTACTGTTCCAGCATTTGCTGTTTGTGTTGAAGTTCTATAACCACCAGCTCCTCCACCTCCTCCATAAGATTGACCACCCCCTCCACCGCCTGCTACTACTAAAAAATCTATTGAATAAGGCTGTAAAATTAAAGCATCTGTTCCATTATTTACTCCAGATGTTGGTAACCATCCACGTGTTGAATCTACATAATTTAAAATTACAGATTCTTTATTTGTGCTTATTGCTTTATTTAAAGTTCCACCTTCTAATTTATTTCCATTTGGATTAACTGTAATATTATTTGTTGAAGCATAACCTGAATAATCATTAATACCTATAATACTTCCAAATGTAGGAGATGCTGGTAATGTAACTGTTATTGCTGCAGTTGAAGTATTCACAAAATAACCAGTTCCTGCAGATACCGTTAACGCAGAAGTTACTAACGTTGAAGTCCAGTTTAATCCGCTATTATATGTAGCACCAAATCCTGAAGAAGAAGCTCCTGAAGCTAAACTAATAGTTTGACCAGTTGTACCAATAGTAATAGTTGTAGCATTCGTCTGCGTAATTAACGTAGACGTATTATTATTCTGAATTGTATCAACTTGTAAAATTCCGCCCATATTTATACTATTACTAAACTTCCTGTTACTGTTTGTGTTCCTGTTATACTAACAGGTCCCGCTAATACTCCAGATTGCATTGTTTGAGTGTCTGTAAGTGTTGTTGCGTGTGTATTAACAAATGTTTGTGGATCCATTACTGGAGAAGGAGTTTCCTTCGCTGGTAATGAACAAAATATATCTTTAATTCCTGTACTAAAACTTACTAATGCACTTGCATTAGAACTAGATATTACTGTGTCTCTTGTAAAAGTAGTAGCGTTCGTTAAAGAGCCAATACCAACTTCCCACTGACTGCCTAAGGCAATTGTGTAATAAGTTGAATTACCTGCTCCAACGCCAGAAGAAAAACTTTGAAATCCTAGTTGAGCCCCACTTAGTGTAACGGTGCCTGTACCAAGAGTTGAAGTAGTTTCTTTGACCCTGTCGTTTATAACGAACGCCATAAAACTACCTTCTAACTAATTCTTAATATTGCATTCGCTGATGTAAACGCTGGGAACACAATTGTAAATGTTCCTGCTGTTGCTGTTTTATCTCCACCAAAACTTAAAGCACAAACAGCTTTATTTGCTGCTGATGTGTTATAAATTAAAGCGCCCGCTGCTGTTAGCGTAACTCCTGTGAATGATAAATCTGCAAAGTCAACAATTGCTACACCTGTATCAAGTGAAGTTTGTTGTCCAGTTAAAGTACCGCCTCCAGCTGTATACTGACCAGTGTTTGATACTTCATTAGTTGAAGTATAAACAGTTGTTGATGCTGATAAGTTTGCTGCTGATGTATAAAGTGATAATTTAAAAGTGTTTCCACCTGTCGCTAAATTGTGTACGCCTTCTAAAATTTGTTGTTTAAAAGAATTACATACTGCTTGTACTATTGCCATATTTTGTACTCCTTATAGTTTATGGTGATGGTGAATTAATTTTAATTCTTAATGAACCATCGAAATACTCATCTCTACGTCTTCTACCTGTTTGTTCAATCGTAAAGCCTTGTAATGCTGTATTATACTTGTCTTGATACAATTTGTACATATCCATCGGGCCTTTTAAATAAGCAAAGGCTTCAACTAAACAAGCATATAATAATAATTCTGGGGCATTCTCACTGATATAAGTAGTTGTATTTGTAGTACTTAAATTATCAGGGGTGTAAACATAATCTAATGTTACTGGATAAGCAGCAGCTGGTATGGGTGCTACTTGAATAGCATTTTCTCTATACATTGCATAATATTTAGGAAAGCCACTTGTTCCTGAACTATTATATTCAGTTATAAATGTATCATCTCTTGGCTCTAATGATATTTGAATAGAAGATGTATTTGTAGCGATTACTGAACGAACGATTAAAGCTCTTCTAATAGAAGTTGTTCCTTCATCTGTATTGTCATCAGGTAAACTTAAATATTGATTATTTTGATTAAA